TGCTCTATAAAGTAATTCAGGCAAGGGTGAATGGCGGACCCAAGTGATAACCCCTGAATTACTTTATAGAACAGTAGACATCTCGTCTACAAGAACTATATTATATTCATTTTTTTAAATGTCAACTACTTCATAGCCCAATCCGCTTAGATAACCTTCGACATACTCAAATGTCTCCTCTTTAGTTCCAAAGTTAAAAAGTTCCGCAACTTTGTGTGCAACTTCTTTCGCTACTTCGTCACCAGTCTCGCTGTAATATTGTTCCATTTCAACCTGCAAAAACATTGCAAGATCACCTAGTGTATATTCCCAATTTTCACCGTTGAAACGCTTGTAATCGTTAAGTTCGACAATCCAAACATTCCACTTCATAATTTCCACCTCAATTTGTGTTTTAGAGATTACTCTCCATAAGACCTACTACAAGCTCGAACTTTCGCTCCGGCCCTTTGAACGGGTAGTAAGCCTTATGCAAAGCCAGAACGTAACGTTCCGAACTCTTTTAATCTTCAAGATCTCCGCCTTCGTAATTCACCCAATTTTGGAATGTTTCCCAGGCGGTGTCCCAATCTTCAAAATCCTCCGTGTAATCATCTGACGCATAAACCATGTACATTCCTTCGTCTGTTTGGAAGATACCTACATAATCATAATATTCGCCAGCAACTTGATAATCACCGTCACCGTCATGAACTACATCATAAGCTAAAATTTCTTCTTTTGCCATGTTTATTCTCCTAACTCTACTCGCAAAGTTACGTTTTCACCTGCTTCAAGTGAACCTTTCAAGCGTAAGAATAAGTCACGCATTTGCTTAGGCGTTAAGTCAAATTCAATGCTGTCACCCTCAATAGGGGCGTCTTGAATGTTTTCCTCATCAAAACCTTCTGAGTATACATCAGTCCAATTAAACATGCTCAAATAAGCTCTTTTATTCATAATTTCCACCTCAATTTGTGTTTTTACTGATTTAACATCAGTTGCAAAGCTACCAACTCAGTTGATAGCCTCAAAACCCGATACTAAATAAATTTGTTGAAAATAAATTCCATTAGGTCAAATACCAACATTCCAAGTACCCACAATGCCGTCAAAAATGACGCAATAATCAAAAATCCTACCATGTCATTTCTCCCGTTGTGTCAATAAACTCACCGTCAATAATGATACTCTCTTGATTATTCAAAACCCCCCAATCATGATACAAGCTAGTCAACTTTTCATTAACTGCCTTATCATCTGAGAATGTCTCAAATTCATAAGAATATTCTACATCAATTTCCCCGTTGTCGTCACGCTTATAACCTCCCAAATGTTCAGTTACAGTAACCCCGCCGGCGATCTCTGAAATAGCGCGTACCTTCTTAACTAATTGCTTTTCGCTCAACTTGTTAAGCTCTAGACTTGTGCTAAATGCCATAATCATATTCATATTTCCATACCTCAGTTTGTTTGTATTTACTGATTTAACATCAGTTGCAAAGCCACCAGCGAAGCGCTGATAGCCTCAAAACCCGATACTAAATATATTCTACCTTAGTAGCAATTCCGTTGTTAGCTGTCACCTTTGCACCATTGACCGGTCCATAAGTAACCTGGAAGTTGGGAATTTCAAGTGCTTCCCAATACAGGTTCCAGTGACGGTCCAACTTTACATTAAAACCGTTGTCCTTGTACATCATAATTTCACCAAAATCAAACAAGTTGTCAACAAAAACTGCCAAGAAGTTCATAATCGCGTCGGCGTCTGTCTTAGAATAAACGTCTAAGTGCAAATTGTATTGACGCGGATATTCATCATCTTGTTCAAACCAAGCGATACGCGTATCGTAATGATACAATTCATAACCCTCGCTTAAATTGTGATAAATATACTTATGACCAACCGTCTTAGTGAACTCCCCGGGATTTAAAGTCAATCCTTGCTTTGCCAACTCTTGAACGTGCTTTACATAATGCATAATAATTTCCTCATAAATTCTTTAGTTTGCCGATTAACGGCTTTCACTGAACACGTACCGAAGCGCTATTAAATGTTTTGTAATACTTCTTCCCACGCCTCATCATAACTATCGTAAGCTAGATGAGCCACGCGTGCTGTTGATACCTCATCAATCAACAACATCATATCAAATTTACCTGACTTAAATTCCTCAACAACCCAGTCTGGAATATTCATGAGTAGATTATACCCCTCGCTATCCATGTAAAGGTTATGAATTACATTCCATGAGCGACCCTTGTTAGGTTCATTTAAACGCTCACGCCATGAGTCCATATCTTCAAGTAATTGCTTTTTAGTATCTTCAATATTCTTCAATACTTCTTCATCTGTATAGTGTGTTTTGCTCATAATATCCACCTAATTCTTTTTCTAAGTTTTCATTACGGCACATG